CAGGGGCTCCAGCTATTCCTTTAACGCAGCCTACCAGGAGTATTGATATGTGTGACTCAGTAATTTCTACTGAATTTCAGCTAATCTTTGCTCATGGTACTGTGAGTCTAATCCTTAGACCCGGTAATGCAGATCTGTTACGGCAGGCTTCGGCCTCCTGTGATGATGATTTGTTGAACTTTATCAAGGGTAATTTGATCCCACTTCTGGGACCTCTTGATGAAGTCGTCGAGTTTGAGGAAGATGACTTTCCTGTTTTGGAGGGATTGACACGTGTTTCGTAACCCGGGTCCTTGGAGCGAGTCTGGCACAAATAAGCGTTCCTTCAGCCATTGGCTGAAGGCGTCTACTGGTGCTAGTTTTTCGTCCATAGGATACATTACACGGCCGTGGTCTAGGAGTGGGGAATATACCCAAAAACCTGTTCCGCCATCACGCCGTCCCAACACGCCCTACACTCGGGTTTCATCCCGGATTGGGTATGCTGGTCCGTCCTACACCGAATTTAAGGAAGCCAACATTGGCATCCGTTTATACGGTTTAGGTGCACCCCCTTTGCCTGATCTTTCCATAACTGGAGAGTATTCGGCCGAGAGTGTGTCGGTACGTAACGCAGCTCTTGTAGACTTTTATTCTAATCTACATGGGTCTCAAGCTCAGGTTCTCGCCTTTCTTGGTGAGCTGGGTGAGAGTGTCAGGATGATCGCCGGTGCTGCATCAGCTCTTAGTCGGGCTATCCATGCCCATTATCCTAAGAGACCTCTACAGTACTGGAAGCGCCGCCTTGGTAAAGGCTTCTCTGAAGCCCCAAATTATTGGCTCGAAGGTGTCTTCGGTTGGTCTCCGCTAGTTGGTGATGTCATCAACTTTGCCGAGACCGCAGCCGAGATTGCCAACGGGTTCAAGCATTTGTATATCAAGGTTTCTGGCTCATCACATAGGAACTATACCTCTAGGTATGTCGGCCAGTCTGGCATCGAGTTCGTTAGTGCCGGTATTACTACCTGCACATCAAGCATCGAGACAGACATTGGCTGGCACTTCCAATGTAATCGGACTTTAGCTGTCGAGAAGCCTTCGGCTACTCAATTGCTTGGTCTGACCCTTTGGGATGTTGTTCCGTCTGTGTATGAGATCATCCCTTACTCCTGGCTAGTGGACTATTTCTCCAATATTGGAGATATAATCTCTTGTATGAGCACTAGTCTAGTGGGAACCCATCCTGGGTTCTCAAATTCTAGACTTACCAGAACTAACAAGTGGGAGCATGTGCTTCCACCATATAGTAATGGTACTGCTGCATACACCCGTCCACGGATAACAGAGACTGGTGACGAAGTATACCGATCCTTCGGTAGGTCGCTCTGGACTCCCGGAGAGATGCCTGCATTTCAACTCGAGGTGCCTGGGGCAACCCAGGCCATCAACGTGAGTGCGGTTCTCTCTGGTCAACTAGAGCGCTTTCGTCGTTTCCCTTAATTCAACAGGGTATCACTGTTATGTCCTTCTCCTTAACCAATGTCACAGGCTCAGCCATCACTGGCCTTACGTCTCCAACGTATACCGTTACGCTTGACACCGCTCCGGATGTGAATTCGAAGCAATGGGCTGTTACCGCTCTTGGCGGTACACAGACCGGTGTCAGCACGCATACGCCGGAGTGCCCGTTCACTTGCACCATCAAACGTCCGAAGACCCTTCGGGTCCTGGGCGCCAAGAATGCTGTGACTGGACAGTATAACGTCGTGCCTAAGAATGAGTATAAGGTGATCGTCCGTAAGGGCGGCCTTATCCAGACTGGGCAATACGACGTCATGCTTGCGGATGCCGCTTTCAGGGTTCCCGCTGGTATGTCTACGCAGTCTCCCGCCGAGATGTACGCATTTGCGTCGTTCTTCGGTGGTGTGATTGCGCAGCAGATCCAGGGTATCTCTGATACGCTTCGCACGGGTATCGTTTAACAACGACTTAGGTCGTGGTAATTATCCTCACTGTTAGGTGATGTCTATGACAACGCTCTTTAGCAATGTTAAATCTTCGCTTGAGAAAGATCTCACGTCGTTCTGGCCCGACATTAAGTCGTTTCCTATTGACACTATTGATGCTATTAGCAGCTGTGGTCACGTCTCCAAGAGACGGGTCGCAGCAGCTATGCTTTACAATAAGTGTTTTAAGAAGTTTTGCTCTAGGGGTTCCTCCGATAAACTGCGAGAAGCAGCAATCGAGAAGTTCCTCCAAGCAAATTCAGCCAGTAAGTCCACCAACTTGAGTCTACGCACACCCAGTGCGTATCAAAAACTCTTGATGGAGGAGATGAGATCGGTCATTGAAGACTGGTTTCATCGCGCGGGATGCCTATCCGTACCATTTGGTCGAATAGCGCAAAATGTCAAGACGGGGCCTGGGGCTAGCGTCGGTAGTGAGCATACGGACTTTCTTCGGAAGGTCTTCTACTCACCTCATACGTATTCCTCAAGTTTCGTAAAGACGTACTTTCAAGCTATGATAGCGTCAGATCCTAGATGGACGGAGGCCGAAACAATAAGGCTTCGGAAGTTTGGGCATCTGGATGGGATCGAGCGAAGCAAGCTTACAACGGTCCGTAAAGATGACACAAGCGATAGGGGTATTGATATACAGCCTAGTCTTAATATGTTATTCCAGCTGGGAACGAAGGAAGTCTTGGAAGACGTTCTTCGTCTTTCTGGTCTGGATATTCGCGTTCAGCAGTCTGTTAACAGATTTCTAGCATGTCATGGCTCTCTCGGTCGGCTTGCCGGCCAGGATCCCTGGTGTACTATCGATCTGGTTTCAGCGTCCGACAGGCTCTCTTTAGAGCTCTGTCGGAATGTGCTACCGCGTGATTGGTATAACTGGTTTTACGCAATCTCGACAAGAGAAAGCTCTTACCAGAAGCTATCAATCGGACTAGAGATGATGTCTACTATGGGTAACGGTTTTACCTTTCCCTTGCAGACATTAATCTTTGCTGCTTTAGTGAAGGCTGTGTTAGTCCTTAATGGACGAGACAGCCAACGCTATAACCCCCGCAGCCGAAAGGTTGTGCCGGAGTATTCGATTTACGGTGATGACATTATATGCCGTAGGTCCATTTACCCGGAAGTCGTCAGAGCTCTTGAGGCTTTAGGCTTAGAGCCGAATCTCAAGAAGTCATTCTCCGAAGGATTCTTCCGTGAATCTTGTGGAGGTGATTACTTTGACGGTTACGATGTGCGTCCCGTATTCTGTCGATCTTTTGACAGCGATGCGGATATCATCACTTTCTTAAACCAGCTTAATCGCTGGTCGAGTGCTCACGGTATAACCCTATCATCCACGGTGAAGTGCTTACTTAAGGCTTTACCCTACGACGCTAGGTTCTTTGTACCTCCTTATGAGAGTGATGATGCAGGCATTCATGTTCCCTTCGCATTAGCTCAAGACAGGGCTGCGTGCTCTGTCTTGCGAGTTCCATACCCGATTACGGCCTTTGGGCCGACAATGCGGGTTAAACTCGGTTGTGCTGATGCAGGGAGCATTGTTTACCAACGGTACGAGCCGCTTAAACGCGAGCTTTTACTGTGGTCCTGCACAAAAGTGGATGGCGCGGACACCTGGGAAGAACGGTATGATCCAGAGATGGCATCAGCTGTTCTGCTTAGTATCCTTGGTGGCTATTCACGCGGACGCGGATCTCTTGTCCGAATGGACAAGGTCCGTTACAAACGTCACTTCGCAGCAACCCCGAGCTGGGACTGTTGGAGGACGTTCGGTGGCGAGATTTCCCACCGGGAGGGACAATACCGGACATGGAGTCGGTATGTGGGCCTCAACCTCTACGCTGAAGATTGTTAACCTTGTGATGATTGGCCAAGGCCAATCAGATCAAGGGCTAGCACCCTGACACGTATGGGTGGTGGCCGCTGGCCGTGCAGCGGATGTACG